AAATAAACAATTTCATGCTGAGGAGAAAATTCGTTTTCAAAACTTTTTAAATTCATTTTTTCTAAATCTAAAACATAAACATATTTATTGTTGTTTATATCCGCAAAATTGTGTTGAAACGGATTTCCAAGGTATCCCGCTTTAAGTTTTTGATAATTTTTAACATCACTTATATGAAAGTGACCTGCCAGTATATATTTTTGTTCATTTTGATGTTTATCCAATTCCAACCCTTCTTCACAATATTTGCAGTTATTCAGTCTAAAATTTTTAAACTCTGCATGTGTTAAAATTACGTCTGCGTTATAAGCTTTTTCATTCTTATATTCTGTCCAGGGAACCATATTGATTTGAAATTCTTGAAATTTAAATTTTTTTGTTTCATTAATTACATTTACATATGGATAGTCTTGAAAAATGTGTAAAGATGTAACGTCATTTTTTTCTTTAAAATATATGTCATGATTTCCGGTTATTAGATAAACCTCAAACTCTGAAAATGTATTCAGAATTTTTCTAGCAATATCAAGAGTGGATACGTCTATTTGATCCCTGTCATGAAAATAATCACCCAAACAAACAATCGCTTCTGCTCCCTCTTTTTTTGCTATGTCTTTAGCCCATTTTGCCCATTCCAAAGCAAGTTGATGCCATTTAGGGCTATTTTGATGAACACCCAAATGAAGATCTGCAAATAAAAGAAGTTTTTTAGGCAAAGTTTTCAATCGTCGTTATGATTGTCCGGGTCTATATAGATTCTTGTTCCGGTTTGACTCATGCCTTCTATCATCTTATCCGTGTACATTTTTTCTTTGTATTGTTCAAGAGTTTCATGATGCTTTTTTTCTTTTTTAATACGATTAATAAATGCATGAAACGCAATTGTTGTGAAATAACTAAACGGACTGTACCCGGAATCTAAATTAAACTTTTTATGTTTTAAAGCTGTCATCATTTTTACTATAGCATCTCCTATCATTTCATCTCTGTAAGAATAATTTAAAAAATTTGGAGCATAACTAAGACCATTTGCTATTTTACTGACGCTTTCTCCCAAATAAGCAGTTAAAATTCCGCTTGTGTAAAACTTTCTAATAGCCGATTCAAATTCAGCAGCATTTACATAATGAACTTTTTCTTTTTTTACCTTTGCAGCTATTTTATTCATATTGTTTTCAAGCAAATGTTCATTGTGTTCCATGTGTTTTTTTGGTTTGCGTCCTCTTTTTTTCTTCATATAATTTTATATTGGGTTATTTTGGTTTCTATTTGTTCTCGATTGTAAATATCCAATCGTTTTTCAAAATGTTTTTTTCCGTAATAAAGTTGATCGGCAAGGTCAATAAGCATAAGTTTTTCTTTTGAAGGATGTAATCTTAACCCACGTCCTATGCTTTGCAATATACGTATTTTTGCTTTTCCCGCATTTGCCAAAATAATATTATGAAGATTTTTAATATCTATGCCTGTTGCAAAAATGCTGCTGATGGCAATGCAAATCACATCATTTTTGTTCTCCATTATTTTTCTTATTTCGTTTCGAGCTTCCACTTCAACTTCTCCCCGTATAAAAAATACTTTTTTATGATCGCAAATTTTTTGAAGTGTTTTTTGCAAATCCAATCCATGCTGTATTCGATCTATCAAAACAAGAGTATTATTTTTTAAATTGCATCCTAGTTTACTTATAATATTATTTCTTGATGAATTGTTTATTACAAAATCATATTCTTGACGATATCTTTTCAAATCTTCGGGAGGCAACCATTCTGGTTGCAAGTCATAGTCCAATTCAACAATAGTGCAACATGCTTTGGTTAGATAGTCTTTTAAGTCTGCAGATGTTTTTTTGTAAATTACAGGACCTAATTTACCCTCAATGCACATGGCATCTTCTTTTTCATCAGGTAAAGTTCCAGTAAATCCAAATCTTATATCAGCATTTATCCTGTCTAAAACTCTGTTAATTTTATTGCCTCGTTTGAGTTTATGTGCTTCATCTATGATAATTGCATCACAATCATGAATTTTTTCCTCTCCTCTTGAATTTAATATTCCTATGTTGGCAATAACAATTTCACTATGACCATCGAAATTCGTTTCTCCCGTGTATTTTTCCACCCAGTTTTTAATGCCACTTTTTAAAAATTCTTCATAAACTTGTGCCACTAATCCTAAATCAGGTTCAAGCACCAGAATCTTTTTTGCCAAATTGTTTTTTAATAAATTGTGACAAAGAACTGCCATTACGTATGTTTTACCTCCTCCGGTAGCAACTTCAAATATGCCTCTTCCAAATTTAAAAGCCTTTTCACACATTTCTTTTTGATAATCCCTGGGATCATAATTTAGATATTCTATAGAATTTATTTGTTTAATAGGATTTATTTTTTGCAAAAGTTCAGCATCTATCTGAACATTATCCAACTTTATAACTTCTGTCATGTATTTGTATATTTTGTAAAACATTCCCAAATCAAACCTACCCGCAGGTGTTATGGCATAAAATCTTTCGGAAACATAATATCCTTTTCTTCTCATAAGTCTGGCCGTTGGATTTTCGCAAGAAAAATGATTTCGAATCACCCGTATATGAGGCGATTTTATCATGCCAAATCGTTTGGCTTTGTCTAAAAACAAAAAGTTCAATTTGTTTCCAATTTTATTAATTCTACTAAGTTTTTAATATCGTAACTCGCAGAATTCAAAATTTTTTCTGACTTTTCGCATATTTCTAAAATTAACTCACTAGTTTTTATTTTTTGGTCTATTTCCGTAATAGTTTCATGATCTGAAGCAAGTCTTTCAGCTGAAGATGTGGAAAGTTTTACAGGAGATTCTTTATTGATTTCATTCACGACAGTCCTCAACATGTTTTTGCGTTCTGAATGCAATTTGCATAGTTCTATTTTTGTTTTTATATAAATGGTGGCATAACGGTGTTTGATGCTAGGAAGCATCAATTGTTTTTCTTTTAAATTCAATTCATCAAATTGAAGAAATTGTTTTATTTCTTCTAACAATTTTTCCGGATCCATTTCTTATAAATACTTGATATGGGATTTTTTTCAAACATTTTTATTAAAATACTAAACGAGGATAATGTTGCCGGTACAGGGGGTGTTTTTGGATCCGGGCCCAGTGTGGGAGGCATATATAAACCGCCATCACAGATCAGTAGTGGTGACACTTATTCTCCAGGAGATGCGCGGGTTCCTTTTGCTTTTGGAACCACCAAAAAAAGTAAAAAGAAAAAAAAGAAAAATATTTTAATTCAGCGTCGGAGCATTTAGAATATGAGTGATACTGGCCATTGGATTTGTGAAAAATTTCAACCAAAAGCTTTTGGTTTTATATATATTGTTACCAATTTAACAAACAATAGAAAATATATTGGAAAAAAACAACTACAATTTAGAAAAAAAAGAAAATTAAAAAGCAGAAAAAACAGTAAAATTTTATACTCTGAAAGCGATTGGAAAACATATACCGGATCCTGTAGAGAATTGAACGAAGACATAGAAAAATTAGGCAAACTAAATTTTAGTTTCGAAATAATTAAATTTTGTAAAAACAAATGGGAATTAGGTTATGAGGAGATACAGTTGCAAATTCAAAACGAGGTGATAAAAAGACCAGAGTATTATAATGGAATTATCAATTGTCGGCTCGGAAAACCCAAAGAATATTGTTTTAAAAATGCAAAAGAAAGATAATATAATTTTTGTGGATTTTTGGGATGCTTTTGAAAATAAATTAGAAAAAAGAATCTTGGATTTGTGTCATGAATTTCATATTTTAGAAAAGTCTCTTGCAAAAAATCAAGATGTTAGGAACATGATTGTATATCAACTTGCAAACCTTCTTTTATCTAATTTTGTAATAAAAAAACAAAAAGAGGATATTACATTTATCATTTGTGAAAAAAACATGAATGAACTGGAAATTTGTGAATATTACAATCAAAAAGAGCTTTTAAATATTTGCACAAAAATACTCAAGAAATTTGAAAAATACCTTTGTTTTACTGTTATAGAATACGAAGGAAGTTTTGAGCAGTTTACTCAACTTCTTTCTTCAGATAAAATATTTTATAAAAAGATGGTTTCTAAAATATTAAATTCTCTTCTTAAACAAAGTTCTAAAAATTTTAGTATGAAAGACATACAAAAAGTTTTAAAACAATATAATCTATCCGGATCTGCTTTAAAAAAGAATTATACTATGAAATTTGAATAAATACTTACATGTCAAGGTTTCATAAGTTACTTGAACAAGAATATCTTAAATTAGATGTTCCGCCTGAAAAACTATCAGAGTTGCAACAAAATGTAGTCGATAAAATGGTTTCGTCTGGCAAAGCCAAATACGAAGGACTTAAAAAAATGAACGCGGTTATTAGCTATGATGTGGACGGTAAAAAAGGAAAATTTAAAATAACGCCTGTTGGCAAGGTGGAAAAATATGAAGAAGATGAAGATCAAGAAGAATTTAAAGGACTGAGCAAATTAACAGGAGGAAGTTTGAATGCGGATGATTTGAGAATAGCTCGTATTTTGGCAGGAGGAAATGCAAAAGGAGGACTTTTTTTAAACAGAAATCCTCAAAAACAAATTGAACAAGCGTATGGTGAAATTGTTGGTAAATTAGGAAAAAAACTTAAAAAAGTGGCTTCACAAATAAAAATATGAAATTTAACGATCTTTTAAAACAAAAATATGGATTGCTGAATGAGCAACCTCCCGAAACTTTAGACGCACCTGAAGATGCAACAGAAACCCCCGCACCCGAAGAACCTGCGGCCGAAGAACCGACAGAGGAAGCTCCTAAACTTAATACGCAAGGTGTTCAGTATCTTGTTGATTTGATTCGTAAAGCTCTTTTGATCGACAAGCTGAATGACAGGGAAAAAGTAGACCTTATTAATTTGACAATTGATGCCAACAATGCTTTTGATAATTTGGAAAATAAAATCCTGCCAATTCTTAATAAATATATTCCTGAAACTATCACTTGAAATTACGCACTTATCCATAAAATAAAATTATGGCCAAACCAATAAAGTTCGTTGCTGCCGGAGACGTTCACGGTGACGAATCAGACACACAAGCATTAAAATGTTTGTTCAGTTTCATGCGCGATTACAAACCTGATCTTACGGTTTGTATCGGGGACATTTGGGATTTTCGTGCCATCCGAAAAAATTGCGATGTGGATACCGAGCAAAGCCAAAGCATGATTGAAGATTGGGAGACTGGGAAAGATTTCTTTAAAAAGTTTTTTTCATTTGGAAGTGAACGTGTGTTTCTACGAGGAAATCATGATGAAAGAATTTATGATCTGCGTTTAAATGCCAGCAGTGGTCTTAAGCGTGATTATGCCCGTCAGGGAATTGAATCCATCGAAGAGATGTGCAAAAAACAGCGTGTGCGCATGCTTCCTTACGATTCCAAACAAGGTGTATATAAGTGCGGTTCGCTTTCGTTTATTCACGGTTATGGACACAATATGCATGGAGCCAGACAACATTCTGATGCGTATGGAAACGTTTTGTTCGGTCATACTCATGCAATTGACTATTTCCGATCTGTTAGCACTGATGTTCGTGAGGGCTGGAATATTGGTTGTCTGAGCAATCTGTCCCCTTCATACAACCGCAATCAAATACGTCGTCTTCGATGGCAACATGGTTGGGCATTTGGACTGATTCATATGGATAACACCCATGAGGTGTATCAAGCTAAAGAACGCAATCAAAAATATATAATTCCTACCAATATCAAAGTATATAGTTGACATTGTTTCCAGTTCCGATAATATCGGGCCATGAGTAAAAAGTTTACTATTAAAAGAATTCAAACGGACGATTGGGCTCGTTTTCTTTTTAATGAAATGCGCAAGGACGAAAAACGTCCGATAGGAAAAAGATGGATGGATTTAAAACAAATATATGAATTATCAAAAGATAAGGCAAAATATTATACGCTTAGAAATATTTTATCTGAAATAATCAATCGTAAAGAATGTGAAATTTATTCGGGTACAACTCGTTCACATAAAGGTTTTGTTAAAAAAACAGTTTGGTATCGTCATAAAAAGTATGGGTGGAAAGAATATTTTTCAAAAAACATATATAAACTGGAACGTCAACGATTGCCCAAAGGAACTGATTGGTTTACTATGGAAGATATTTCCAAAAAAACAGGTCTAGCCCGATCAAAAATTCTCAGACTTATCCGT